AAAAGTTTATCGGTCTTGCGCAGGCGCGTAATCATAGCGTTTGTGTTGTGACAATGAGATACCCTTACGAAAATATTAAAGGTCTTACTGTTCCTGTTGTATACACCAGCAGAGAAGCAAAAGTTAAGCATTTCATAGCAGACGTTTGGATTGATGATTCTCCAAATTGGATTTATCAGGATTCTATATAATGAAAATGCCAATTCTGGGGCAGGCGTATGTGGCTCGCAGCGTCAACGCTGCGGACAACCGCATGGTCAATCTGTTTCCAGAAGCCACCCCAGAAAACGGCAAAGACGCTGGCTTTCTCAACCGCGCGCCTGGTCTGCGGCTGTTAGCGACGTTAGGGACTGGCCCTGTGCGCGGGCTGTGGCAATTTGGGGCGTACGGCTATGCGGTGTCCGGCAACACGCTGTACCGCGTGGACGCGGCGGGTACGGCGACGGTATTAGGCACGGTGTCTGGCAGTGGGCCGGTCAGCATGACCGACAATGGCACGCAGCTGTTCGTTGCGTGCAACCCGCTCAGCTACATCTACAACGCCAGCACCGGCGTGTTCGCGCAAATTACCGACCCTGACTTTCCCGGCGCGGTAACGGTGGGGTATTTGGACGGGTACTTCGTGTTCAACGAACCCAATTCGCAAAGGATTTGGGTCACTCAGTTGCTGGATGGAACGTCGGTAGATCCGTTGGATTTTGCTAGCGCCGAAGGTTCCCCTGACGGTCTGCTTGCCATTGCGATTGACCACCGCGAGGCGTGGCTGTTTGGCACCAACACCGTTGAGGTGTGGTACGACTCAGGCGCGGCAGCGTTTCCGCTGGAGCGCATACAGGGCGCATTTAACGAGCTTGGTTGCGCGGCTCCGTATTCAGTAGCCAAGATGGACAATGGGCTATTCTGGTTGGGCTCCGACGCCCGTGGCAACGGTATGGTCTACCGGGCGAACGGTTACACCGGTCAACGGATTAGCACACACGCCATAGAGTTTGCCATTCAAGGCTACGCTACCATCTCCGACGCCATTGGCTACACTTACCAGCAAGACGGGCATTCGTTTTATGTGCTGATTTTTCCAACCGGCAACGCTACTTGGGTGTACGACGTTGCAACCGGCGCTTGGCATGAACGGGCCGCGTTCAGCAACGGCCAATTTACGCGGCATATCAGCAACTGCCAAATGAATTACAACAACGAAATCGTGGTGGGTGATTACGCCAACGGCAATATCTATGCGTTTGACCTCGATGTTTATGCGGACAACGGCGCGGTACAGCGTTGGCTTCGGTCGTGGCGAGCGCTGCCATCTGGGCAAAACAACCTAAAGCGAACGGCGCAGCATTCGCTACAGCTTGACTGCGAAACGGGCGTTGGCCTTAACACCGGGCAAGGCAGTGACCCTCAAGCCATGCTTCGTTGGTCTGACGATGGTGGTCACACCTGGTCAAACGAACATTGGACATCAATGGGCGCAATTGGGTCGTATGGCACGCGGGCCATTTGGCGCCGGTTAGGGATGACGGAAAAGATTCGAGACAGGGTTTACGAAGTGTCCGGCACCGACCCAGTAAAAGTAGCCATTATCGGCGCTGAATTGACCGTATCTGCAACTAATGGCTGACAATACCACTAATATCACACCACCACGCGTTCCATTTTTGGACGCGCGAAACGGTCAAATATCACGCGAGTGGTATCGATTCTTTCTAAACCTGTTCACCATCACCGGCGCGGGAACCGGCGTTACGCCTATTGCAAATGGCGGAACAAACTCTACGTCTACGCCGCAATCCGGCGCCATAGCGTATGGTGACGGCGCGTCATATAGATTTACGACGGTTGGCTTGCCCGGACAAATATTGACCAGCAACGGCGCTGGTTCGCCGGGGTGGACTACGGCGCCAGGGGGCTCTGTCACCAGCGTGGATGTATCTGGCGGCACCACCGGGTTTACGACGTCGGGCGGCCCCATAACATCGTCGGGCACCATTACGTTGGGCGGAACACTAGCAATCGCTAACGGCGGTACGAATGGTGCTGCAACCCCAACTGCTGGCGCTGTTCCATATGGGACCGGCACCGCCTATGGTTTTACTGCGGCTGGCACTGCGGGCCAGGTGCTGACCAGCGCAGGCGCCGGTACGCCTACTTGGACCACCCCAACTACCGGCACGGTGACTAGCGTTGGGCAGACATTTACCGGCGGCCTCATATCGGTAACCGGGTCGCCTGTTACCGGGTCTGGCACGTTGGCGTTAACGGTTGCGGGGACGTCGGGCGGCGTTCCTTACTTTTCATCCGCAAGCACCTGGGCGTCGTCGGCGACGTTAGCGGCGAATGCTTTGGTCATCGGCGGCGGCGCGGGCGTAGCGCCTGCGACCACTACAACGGGCACAGGTGTTGTTACGGCGTTGGGCGTTAACACCGGAAGCGCGGGCGCCTTTGTTGTCAACGGCGGCGCGTTGGGCACGCCGTCCAGCGGCACGGTGACCAACCTGACCGGCACGGCGTCTATCAATATCAACGGCACTGTAGGCGCTACAACACCCACCACGGGTTCATTTACGACAGTTGTTGCGTCAACTAGCGCAAGTGTGGGTTCCGCTGCCCCAGCAGGCACTAACTTTTACAACAACAAAACTTTAACCGGGAGCGCAAACCCGTATTCAAATAGAACCGTTGCTACCGTGCAAACTGACGCAACAGGCACTGCGCGAGGCTATACAACTAGCATTGGTGTTGTTGCCGCCCACCCGACCCTTTCTGGGCTTCAACATTTTCTTGCTACGCAGGCATCGTTTAACGCTTCTACGGTTACAACTCAGGTTGGGTTTTACGTTAACTCTACGCTTGTTGGCGCGAGTACCAATTATGCGTTTAACGCCGATGACCTTTCTGCCACAACCGGCACCGCGTATGGATTTTTTTCAAACGTCAACACTTCGGGGACGGGTACGGTTTGGGGCTTTTATGCTAATGGCACGGCTAATAACTATTTTGGCGGCAAAGTCGGTATTAGCCGAACCCCGACGACCAACTTGGATGTCAACGGTTCGATTGCCTTTCGAGCGCCCAGCCTAACCAATGCGGCCACCTACACGGTAGCGACCACCGATGTATCGTTGCGGTTCACGACCACGGCTTGCACGGTCACCTTGCCAGCCGCCGCAAGTTTTACGGGCCGCGTCTTGTATTTGAACAACGTCACCGCGATTGCGGTAACTTCTGCGTCATCCAACGTCATTCCCTTGGGGTCCAACACGGCGGGCACAGCAATTCTTGCGGCGACCGCCGGTAAATTTGCTATGATTCAGTCCGATGGGACCAACTGGATTACAATGATGGCTAACTAAGCCTTCGGAGATTGTCATGTCAGTCACGCTTTCGCCGCCCCCTAAACTGCAATTCTTCGATTCAAATGGCAATCCATTGTCTGGGGGGCTTTTGTATTCGTACACGGCTGGCACCAGCACCCCGCTGGCGACTTACAATGACGCCTCGGGCACGACGTACAATACGAATCCCGTCATCTTAGACTCCAGGGGCGAGGCCGATGTTTGGCTTGGTGCTGCGTCGTACAAATTCAAATTGGCGACCGCCGCGAACGTAGAACTCTGGACCGTTGATAATATCGGTGGTGGCGACCAGTTTGGCACCGTGCAGTTTCTGACCGGCGTAAGTGGTTCGGATACCATTACGGCCACCGTAACCTCGTCAAGTTTCATTGCGTATGCCGCCGGACAAATGTTTAATTTTGTTGCTGCCGGAACTAACGCAACTTCTAGTGTGACGTTGAACTTGAACGGGTTGGGTGCAAAAACGGTCACTAAAAAAGGTACGCTAGCGTTGGCAGCTGGCGACATCTTAGCCGGCCAAGTAATTACCGTGGTGTACGACGGCGCCAGGTTTCAGATAACCAATGCCGTCTATCTATCTGCGCCGCCGCCGATTGGCGACGTCACGCCTAACACCGGCGCGTTTACTACGCTAAACACGACGGGCTTTTTGGGCGTTATTACCGCCGCTCCCACTTGCGCGGCGGATGTTACTGGTGGCATTAAGACTAGCCGAGTTGCCGTCACCGCGCCCGCCGCAACAGACGGCAACATTTTCTCTGGTTCGTATACCCCCGCGCAAGTAAGCACTAACACTAACATTGCGTCGGTTACGTTTGGCGCTAGCTCTTACATGCGCGTAGGGGACATGGTGACGGTGATTGGAAGCGTTTCAATTACTGCAACCGCATCTGCTACAGATACGATTCTCCTTATGTCGCTGCCAATTGCGAGTAATTTCTCCAGCTCGCGAAATTTAAGCGGAACTGGGGCGTCCACCAGCACCGGCGTGTATGGGAGCGTTCCTGCGGCTATATTGGGCGATACCACTGATGACTGCGCTCAATTTAGACTTCGCCCGACTTCTACTTCGGCAGTAACGTATCAGTATTCATTCACTTATCTTGTGGCGTAAAATTCGGCATGACTGAGTAAAAGGTTGACTGATGGCTACCTATCGCCGGCCAAAGAAGGGGGACGTCCGCGTCTTTAACGGCGTGAAGGTCCGCTTCGGCCTGTCTGGCGGGTTTAGGCACGATGAAGACGTCAAGCGGTTCGCCAATTCGCCGGGTGCTGGGCTGTACGCTCGCGGAATTGACCCCGAGTCACCGACCGTAGAGCAAGACACACTTGCCTGGCTGAAGCGGTATCGCGAAAACCCGAACAACCGCAAAGGCCAAGCGGGCTACAACCGCGCGTTTAGCGAAGCCCAGTACGGGCGCGACGACGCACGACAGCCGGGGCTAAAGACGCTGATGGCGCAGAACCCCAACGCGCCGGTACATGCTCTGTTCGACATGACGGCGCGGAACTATCAGGCGCAGAACGCCCTAGCGCCGCGCGACTTCAACATCATGTCGATTCTGGACCCCATCATCACCGTTGGCCTTGGGTTTGTTAACCCGGCGCTGTCGGCGGCCTACGCTGGCGGTCGCACGGCGGGTGAAGGCGGCGATTTTGGCGACATCTTGCTGAGCGCCGGCGGCGGCTATCTTGGCGGCATGAGCGGCGCCAACATCGCGTCCGGCGTCAACGCTGCTGGCGGCTGGGCTAACTATGCGCGAAACATTGGGTCGTCCATCGCAAACGCACCCAGCAACGCGCTAAACTATCTGAAATACGGCCCTGAGCTGAGCAGCGCGCAGTTCGCCAGTTATTTTCCCGGCGGTGCGGCTGAGTCTACGCTGAACAACATCAACACAACCGCGTTATTTCCAAACGCGGCTTGGGTATCTGAAGGCGCGCAAGCTGGATTATCTAACGCCGCCAAAACGGCAGGTGCAATCGGCACCGCGAACACATTATCTAAAGGTGCTGGCGCACTTGGAACGCAAGCAGGGGCTAAAGGAGGCGAGATGAGTTGGGTGAGTGACGCGCTAAAAACGGCCAAAGATACGTTTGGCATCACAGGCGGTGACCTTTTACGCGGCGGCGCCAATTTAATTTCGGGCGCAATGAGCGCCAACGCTGCTGAAGAAGCCGCGCGGATGCAAGCCAACGCGGCTACCGCTGGGGGCCAGCTAGCGTCGCAAACCGCCGACAAGCAAATGGCCTTGTTGGAGAAGATGTTCAACAAGCAAGTTGAACTGCAAGAGCCCTTTCGGCAGAGCGGTGTGGCGGCGCAAAACCGCATGTTGGACTTGCTGGGGCTTAGCCCGAATCGAGGCGCGGCGGGCTATGGGTCGCTTGCCAAGAACTTTGGTATGTCTGATTTTCAAGCCGACCCCGGCTATGCGTTCCGTATGCGCGAAGGTTTGAAGGCGGTAGATCGGCAAGCTGCGGCGCGCGGCGGCCTTATTTCCGGCGGCGCGCTCAAGGCCAGCCAGCGTTACGGGCAGGATTTGGCGTCGCAGGAATATCAAAACGCCTATAATCGATACCAGACCAACCGGACAAACCTGCTGAATCCGCTTCAGAGCTTGGCGGGCGCAGGGCAGACGTCGGCGAATACAATGGGCGCTGCGGCAGCGGGGTATGGTAGTGAAGGTAGCAACGCGCTGGGCGGTGCGGGTA